ATATCCATTACCTGTACGTTCTAGCATATTAAAATATCCTTATAAATTGTGTGGAATAGTGTACTATTTTACTTGGTTATTCCGTTAAAAATATTTATCTTAGTTAACGGATAGTTTTAGATTCTGATTGAGATCCGCAATCTGGACAAACGAAGATAGCTATTTCGTCTTTTTTATTTGCGGTTTTGCGAAAATTAATTACTTGAACTTCGGAAAAATACTTATACTCTGCGCAACGAGCGCAGTACACCATTGGCTCAGAGTAAGCATGTCGGTTCATATTATAAAGTATTTAGCGGCCTGATTCCTTGTCGGCTACAATACGTCTTAGACTGCTTGAACTGAAGCGATGGTCGCGCTTGTTGAAATGTAGTTCGATGCCACACTTCTTACAAATATCGCGCCCAGTAAAATCTTTGTTGCGATATTCTTCGCCTAAAATACGAATGTTAATTGGATACGCTTCGAGGATATCTTCTAAATCGCCTTCTGTAGCATACGGTACAATTTCATCAACATACTCAACTGCTGCGAGTTGTATGTATCGTTCAACAATACTTTGAACCGGTTCGTTTTTTTCCGGACGATCCATTTTAGGATTAACCTGTAATCCAACAATTAAATAATCGCACACCGACTTAGCTTCACGGAGCATCATAATATGCCCAGCGTGAAGCAAGTCAAATGTGGAGGCAGTGAAGCCTACAATCATTAGAACCCGTCTACATTAAAATCAGCATCTTCAAAACTGCTGATCGAAAAGTAGTCACCAAATGAATCGTACTGATCCCAGTCTTCCATCATTTTAGATTCTACTTCCGTATAGTAACGTACTTCGTCGTTGCTATCAAGTTCACCATCAAAGTCAAAATCAAATTCACGATCTAGTGCCATTTGGATTACTCCTGTGTTGTGGATTAAAATCGTAGTATAGCGAGTTTAACAGCCCTTGTCAACCTCTATGCTACGGGTTTCGTATTCGATATAGCGTGCTTCTTGTAAAATATCGTCCATTTCAAAGCATTTTTGTACCTTGTTTTGGGCAGCTAACTCTATGATTTTTTTAGATAAACAACGTGCTTTTTGAATAATTTGCTCGCTTGTGTGTAGCATATTAGTCCTTTTTAATGTGTTGTATGTAACGATCTAAATACCAACGTGCTTTTTCAAGTTCTTGTATTGTAGCATCTTTCTTGCCAGCTCGCAAGACATATTTCACTACATTGCCTAGATGAAATCCTAGACCAAAATCCTCAATGATATCAATAACTTCAAATTTGTTACCTTGATAATGGTCAGGATGATTTACCATTTCTTTTTTCTTATTCATAGTAATTATTATACAATATTTTTTTTAAAACGTCAACTTAATTAAGCCGATAATCGATAATCATTCCTTTAAGCCCTTTTTCAGAAACACTTGCGTTATTTTTCCAAGAACTGTCGACGGTATCCATATGGTCAAACGATTTTTTCCAAACTTCTGTAAATTTATTTTTTTCAGATAAAAATAACCAGTCTTTTTGTCCTAACGCAAAATTTGTTGGTTTAAGTTCGAACATTGGTTCTGATGATACGTCCGGATAAACTATACGATTTGTATCGTGTTTGCTAATAATTCTTCCAAATTTTGGATGAATTTTTAATTCATTAATATTATCTTTTAAAGCATTAATACACAAATGACCTTGTTTAATTGGAATAGTTGGCATATTTGGACTCCAATAAAAATATTCACGATACTCACCAACCCCACCGTTAATTTGATAATCGACGCTTGAATCTGAGTGTGCGTTATCTTGAAACCAATATGTCCATTTTCCTCGGTAATAACGTATATTTGGTTTTTCGAGGCCGTATATTATTGCAACTTTCTTTCCTGATTCTATTATCTTTTTCCAGTGAGGGTGAAATTCTGAAACAAAATCTCGATAGATTTTATTTGGAGTAATTAACGTATTCGTGTTATAGAATATGTCCGACCCGCCAAGTCGCTCAATGTAATTGTTAATTTCTCCGGTTTGGCAGAATTCACCGGAATCACTTAAGGTAACTTTAATTGTTGGGTATAATCTTTTGATTATATCAAGTTTTGGCAACATGTATTGTGAAGCTTCTGTCCAAAATACTCCAGATTTATCTAAAGGGTTATAAAAAGTAAAGACTTCGTCGAGGTGTATGTTATTTTTTGTAAAGGTTTGTAATATATTTGAGGAGTCCCACCCTCCACTATAAGATAGAATCAAATAGTCATAATTGTCACGTAACTGTTGTGCTCGTTGACGATAAAGTTCATCAAGGCTTTCAGTTGGCTCTATCTTCCAGTTAAATTTAGAAAAAATATCATCGTTGAATACCCACCGCGGGTGAATATTTAGTCGTATGCCAGTTTCGATAGCATCAAACTTACTATAAGTTTTGTAGTGATTGCCAACAATATAATAACCGTAGTCGTCGCCGGTTGGATAGATGTACATATTATTTTTATTTTGAAGAATAGCTATTAGATTAACAGCTATTATAAAGGATATTTAACCGAACGTCAACGACATTCTGTAATTTCTAGTAGTAGATCTGTATAACCGCGAAGCAATCTATGATAGGTTTCTCGAGGAATTAAAATTAATTCACCTTCTTGGAGATCGTATGGTATTTGATCATCAAATTGAAATTGCCATCCCTTGCCCGAAATAACTTTAACTTTGCGATTGTGTTCGTCTTTATGCCAAATTAAATCGCCAATTGGGACGTTCGCACTAAATTGGCGAACAATAATGTTTCCATAGCACTCTTCCGAGTATGGTTTACCAGTAACCGCTTCCACCGCCAGAAAGCCCTAAACTTTTAGCGTACCGAGGCAATCTACATGCCCAGTAACCTGCTTTGGTTTTATCTTTTTTGTTAGGGCAATCATGTCTTGCTGAAAAAGACTTGCGTGCCTCTGGGTTGTTGATTTTAGCTGTTAAGCCAGTGGTGTCACCAAACGAAACTTTCTTAACATTACCTGTGCTTGGATCTTTTACATATACGTAGTATTTTTTAGATCCGCCTCGTTTTGGTTTGTTTAGTTCTACAGTTTTGCCTTGATACTTAGCTTCTGTAAGTGGTTCTTCAAATGGGCTATCTAAGGGTACTAGTTTCTCCATGTATTCGCCAAACTCGCCAATTTCAGTTTCGGTGACAAGTTTGTGATCTGTTTCTGACAGAGTGATTCTACCTTCGCCTAACAAACGACGTGCTTCTCTAAAGATTTTATAATAGTTGTCGCTGCCTACGCGATAAACTTCGCCGAGTGGTGTATTGGTTTTGACACTATGTTCAATACCTTCAAATAAATTTACGTAATCTAAGAATTTCATATCAGTATTTATGTAAGGAAGTTGTATAGAAGTATGCTCGCACCAAGAATAGTCATTACTAAATTAGTGATGATAAGCGGAGTGTCTTTCATGCGCAGGGCTGCCCAAGACCAAAGTACCCCACCGCTAACCTGTACAATGGGGCCAAGTGGATAAAAGTTTGCTGCGTTAAGCGCCACAGATACAATTAGCGTAGCAGTAGCGGCCCATTTGATTTGTTCAAGTTTGCTCATACAGTTATTGTAACATCTTTGATAATTTTGTCAAGTTTAGCTGGCCATTTTGTTGCCAAATCTTTCAAAATCAAACGATTATGTGCTGCTGCTTGTTTGCATCTGGCAGAGTTAAAATGTATCTTATTGATTTGATTGAGTATTTTATCAACTCGCCTATTATCCTTTTCTATAGCATCATAAGAATGATCTATTAGGTCGTTAAGCACATCAAACCCGTAACTGCGTAGAAGAGCAACGCTACCTGGACTACAAAATAACAGCCAAGGTCTTGGTGTTTGTAACGCCCTAAAAATTTTTTCACTAAACGCAATCACTGTATCACTTACATAACTTTCTACAACTATTGTAACTTCACTTAGCATCGCAGCAGTATCAGGATCGATATCAGCAGGTAAAAATTTAGGAATATGTGAATATAGTTCTGTGTGGACTTCATTCCAGTGCGGCCATTGGCAATCACGATGAAAGTCTCTATACCGTTTTTTTCGTTCGCTGACTGTTGCGTCAATTTGATTGTGTAATGAACAATTAAAACTAATAATATTATCATGTACTAGATCACGCTCTTGAAGTTTATACAATAGCATCAATCTCTCTCCACTTAACCGATTCATTAAACAGTTAAATTTATAGATAGGTGTGATATTTTGTAATTCGTGTTCAAAATAATAGATATGCCAAAATTCAGGCGCAAGCTGGATAACATTTTTTCGATCATTTAAAAAATGATTATCTGTAATTAAACAGTTGTTACTTGTTGCGGTGTTATAATCAACCGAGTCGACTAATTGTACTTTGCAGTTTGTAGAAGATTTTAACTTTTTTACGATATTATCTTCTAAGGACATACATCCTGAACTCCAAATCAAATCGTCGTGTGTATAAATCTTCATTGTGTTATTTAAATTAATACATACAAGTATGAATAAAAGAACACATTGTTTAATGTATCATCCTATGATTTTGGTTAAACACATTAAACCAGTCTTAAACGTAGACCAACTCGTCAAATCCACAAATCAAGATCGATCTTCAAATAATAAGAATTTATTGTCCAAACTGGTTCGTTTAAATTGGATGGTTGAAAATTTAAAGCACGAACCTGTGTGTAAACCCTTGCTAACAGTATTACGGAACGGCGAGTTAGTAACAGTTACCGGTGATACTAGATTACAAGCAATTGAGTTAACCCCACAAATTACACACGTTTCTTGCCTAGCGTCAATACCTTTAAGTCTCGACGAGAACTTTAAATATTGGGATCTAGTTTACGATAATAAAACACTAGCAACGTATCTCAATATTAATGTTGATGATATAATCGTTAATCAAGATTGGGAATATCAAGAACTAGATTGGATTGAATTTGCGTTACCAGAAACTAAAGATCATTTACACAATGAAGATTTGCGCTATCAGCAAATTGTAAATTATTTAAATGAAAATCCTGATACTGTGTTTAGTAGAAAATGGCTACAAACACCTATTGATTGGAGTTTTTATTCTTAACTAGTTTGTCTAGTTCTTCCATTTGCTCAACTGGAGTTTTTTCTTTATTTTTGTTTCCAAAAATACGTTCCCAGTTATCTTCGTATGCTTTGCGATCTGCTCCTTTGCGTGGTGCTGATCCTTTGCCGCCGTGCCAACCGCTCATGGGTAATTTTTAATCCAAAATCCTATTAAGAGACCAATTACGATCGAAAATAAAACAGTTAGTGTCATAGTGGTTCTGTAAATTCAGATGTATCGTTGTCTAAGTCGTAGCGTCCGGTTATGAACCATTCTCTTGGTACTGCCCATTCGGGAGCATCAGAATAATCATAGTTAGCTACTTCATTATTTTCGTTTGGATCTTGTTGTTCCATAACGTATTTAGTTTGGTGCCCAAGGAGGGAATCGAACTCCCACTAGAACAATTTATTTGGTGCCCAAGGAGGGAATCGAACCCCCACTCCTTTTGGAAACGGTACCTAAAACCGTCGCGTCTACCTGATTCCGCCACTTGGGCAAATAAAAATTGGGCAGTTTTTAACGACATACCCAAGGTCTATAATTTGGAGCCCGCGATAGGAGTCGAACCTACGACCTGCTGATTCTGGTTTGTGTGTATTTCTACACTCCCTGGACTATATCATCACCTACAGCATTACCTGTTTAGGTGTCGGACGCTAATGGTGTATTACATGACAAGTTCGTGTCAACCCACCTAGTCTCTGCACCGTCTCAATACGCTTATTGAGCTTGGCTCAGAATTGCCTTCAACATTACTTGCTAAGGTTTTCCTGAATTCATCCAATTTTTCCAACACGCTATTTCTAGCGAGGGTTGCATTTCTACAAGTCAGCTGCTCTACCAACTGAGCTACACGGGCGAATTTCTTCTTCGCAGTATATTTATACCGCGTTCTTTTGCTATCGTAGAAACATATGTATTGCCTATTTTATTACCAACAATACCAAATTCTCTAAGAACAGCAGAGATAGATCCTATCTCTTTTAATCTTAACAATATAGCTTCTATATTGTCATCAATAATCTCATATTGCGGAGATCTGTAATATGTTTTACACTTAGGGGAACAAAAACTCTCCATTCCGCTGGGTGTAAATTTTTTACCGCAGTGCTTACACTCTATAGCAACGTCCCAATTAAATTTTCTACCTTCGTGCCATCCATCGGGCAACGGCTCGTCTTTGCCAACTTTAGTAGATTCTTTAATTGTATTATTATGAATCCATCTAGTCCCGAATTGGCTATTACCGTTGCCCGATTGAGATTCGCTCATTGCTATAGCATGTCTTTTGCGCAACCATCCGTATACTTTATTATTTGGACGCTGTGCGGTCATCATCATGGCAGCTTTTGCTAATCTATGGTCACCGGGATACATTTTAACTAACAACTGATGAGCAATATAATGTTCTTCAGGTGTTAAATTTACTAAATTAGTAATATCGTCGTTGCCACCTATACAACGAGGTATAATATGGTGAGACTCGGTATATCCTTCATAAACACGAGTTTTACCTCTATTAATCAACAAGTTGTATATTTTTTTGTAATCCATAATCTTATTTATAGATTACAAAAATTATTACGAATTTATTTAGCAACACCCAAATAATTCATAACATTTTCTGGTGAACTTTCACCATAAGGATCTGGATTGTCTGCGGTAGCATCTGGTTCAACAAATGCCTTTTCAACAACACCATCCTTGATAACAACAGCAAAACGCTTTGAACGCTTACCAAAGCCAAGATGGCTAAAGTCAGCGAGGCGACCAAGTGCATCGGCAAACTCACCGTTGCCATCTGGCAGAACCTTAACGTTCTGGATACCCAAAAAGTCTGCCCACGCATTCATAACAAAGCCGTCGTTAACGCTCGCTACATAAACTTCATTAATACCAGCATCGCGAATCTTGAAATAGTTATTTTCAAAACCTGGCAACTGATAAGTTGAACAAGTTGGTGTATAAGCACCAGGCAAACTAAACACCACTACACGCTTACTACCAAAAAGGTCCGCAGTAGTCTTGTGTACAAATTCGCCACCAATTGGGCAACCACCATCACCTGGAGACAAATCGCCTTCGCGGTAATAAAAAGTAATGTCTGGAATCTTAGTTCCTTCCATTACGAACGCTCCATGACTGCTGCTTCGGCAACAATATCGTTTACTTCTTCAAGTGACGCACACATAATCTTGGCAGTCTTCCATTCGTCATAACCATCGCGACCGCTGACTTCTACCATATATCCGTTATCGTAAAAATATACGTTAAGTGAATCATCTGCTTTAGCAAGTTTATCTGACAGTTTCATGTCATACTCCTGTTAAGTTAATTAAAAATCTCGCTCCGACCAGGGTAAGTTTAGCGTCATTCCAAGACGTTGTTAGTGGGTAATTTAATGTCTTACCCGAGACATCGAAGCCTGAAGATGCAGTTTTCATCCTGCCAATAATGTTTAGCAGGCTTCTGATCAATCAAATCTAAAAAAGGAGGTTTTGATTGAACGAAAATTTGGTACCAGCACCCGGAGTCGAACCGGGACGCCTGTTAGGGCGAGGGATTTTCTTACCACTATAGTTTTCACTACCCTTTTGGTTTGTGGTCTGGACTTTCTCTTCAACATATCCTTTTGGACTTAGTTGCTCCCCGTCAAGTCTCTACACGTTCCTAAATATTAGGCTTCGCTCGGGATTGCCATTTTACAGGTTTCCCCGAATTTGAGGAGTTCTACTCTAAACGTTTCCGTTTAGGCACTCAATTTTTCATAAGTCCCTTATGTCTACCAATTCCATCATGCTGGCAATTTCTTAAACAATGTGTGTATTATACACTATTTTTGTGCTACGTCAACCTATTTTTTAATATAATTTTCTGCTTCGCCTTCTCGGTACAAATCGCTAGTAATACAATGAATCCCGCCATCCCAAAAGAATCTATGTCTAAATGGGGCAACGATAGGCTCTAGCCCGTGTTTATTTAAGAAGTCAAACACTAATCGATTATAATTATTAACTAAAACGTGTTTGTTGTCAACTACTAACATGTTCACATCAAACACAGTTTCTTCAACATATCCTAGCCAATTTGTAAGCCAAGTTTCTACAAAGTCAATAAACTCATTGTTGTCTTGTTCGCCGGGCAACCACCATTTGCCGCGGTTGCTGTGTTTAAATTTGCGCCAGTCTTTTACTGCGTCCCAACTTTGATTTTTGATATACAATACTTTCCATCCAGGAAATGTCTCATGATAATTAGTTTGGTCATAGGTACTAACAATAGCACCTGGGCACACAGGAGCAAACACCGCATCATTATGTCCACCGATATCAACTGGAGTAATACGCCTGTCTGGAAATTGGTCTTGAGCCCAGTCTGCTAACCAAGGATGATCTCTACGGTCAACAATTAAATCTCTACCAATAACAGTGATCAGTGGTGCATCAAATTGATGTTGTTGTTCTGTACGTTCAGTGACATTTAGTTTATTTTCAAACGCAGAAATCTCTGCGTTTGTTCCTATTAAACGTTCTCCTACAACAAGTTGACTGTCTCGAGGCTGCATTGGTGGTCGAGGAATAAGTGTAAAACTGTGTGCGTTAGCATAGTTAATTTGGCCGGACTCGTAATCGACAAAATCCATAATACTAGAAACTTCTAAATTAGGACGTCTAACTTCCACTCCTAATTGTTCTAGAATCTGTTGAATGTTTTGATAATCTTCTTCGGTTTCGCGCACAATTCGTTGTAATACATCTCGTATTTGCGAATTACGTACATCATCAAAGAATTTGGGATCGTACGAACGTCCAAGATAAACTTGTTTTAAAGGATCCCAAGGAGAGTTATATTTGTACTTCAAGGCGTATTAAAAAGATAGTCTAAACTATCTCCGTATTTGTCTCTGTATTCATGTTCGCTTAATAAAGGTAAATTTGGTGTGCGTATACGAGTTCCGTCGCCTAACAATAGTATGTATTCAGTCCCGTTTAATGCTAATCTTTTTTCGTAATAATATGGAAGTTGCATACTTGATGTTTTCTTTTTATTTTGATAGTACCTACTGTCATTATTAAAATTAAAAATAAACTCTTTGAGAAATTTTTTATATGAACGATAATCCGAATCGGGCATAATTTTATCCATATTAAAAAACATAAAGCCTTCAAACGAATAGTCGTCGTAGAATCCAACTACTAAAGGCTGATTATCATTTAATATGCTTGATGCCTGGCTTGGAAATTTTTGTATCTTGCAATTTGTATAAAACCACCATCTTGCTTCTAGTACGGTGTCAATTGGCCGACCACATAGATTATTGAATTTTTCGCAATTTTCAATAAAGCCGTCGCTGTTAATTGTGTGATAATATAGATCCTGCCAAGGGCGAGAGAGTATCTCATATCCATATTTTTCTATAAAACTTTCATCCATACTCGCAGTTAAATCGTCGATCCCATCACCACTTACAAATGTTCCGTCTAGTGTTTGGTTTAGATAATAATCTCCACTAAATTCAATCATATCTACTTGCGGATTCTCTAATAGATAATAATAAAAATTAGGATTTTCCTTAACCGAATACGTAGAATATAATACTCTGATTTTTGTTAGATCAGTTGAGTATTTTAAAAATCCAACTATAACAGCAGTAGAATCGATCCCGCCGCTCCATAATATATTAATCGGTCCTGTCTTTTCTAGATCCTGTACACGACGTTGAAAACATTCCTCTAAACTTAGATTGTTTTTGGGAGTTTTCCATTTACGACAAATATGCATGTTAAATGGAAATCTGATAGTTTGCGTTCGATCAATAATATCACCAGTTGGAGCATTTGAAAAAACTTTGTTTATATCAATTAGAGAGTTGTAAAATTCAAACCCATAAACTTTACATTGTGATGAATTGTCATTGGGAGTAATGTAAGATATGTTGTGATATTTTAATATACTATTTCGATAAAAAGGAGAAAATCTATAGATGAACGTATTCACATCAAGCACCAATGTTTGTTATGCTTTCAACTTCTTCAATTATTTTATTATATGAATCGCTAAAGTCATTTTTGTCAACGGTTTCGAAATCTCTAATTTTTTTTAGGACAGCAGTTTCGTATTCTGACAAATTAATAATCATTCTGAGTCTGCGTGTTGACCGAATTGGATCATTGGTATACGATACTAAGTCTCCTAAGAGTTGTGTTCTTTTTTCAGAAATATAGTTTGATACTTGATAGATTAATTTTACTTTATAAAATGGGTGAACGAGATTGGACATAAGATTACTTATTAAGTAACTAGAGTTAACTGTGTTATTTGGCGCCCTCGCCTGGACTCGAACCAGGAATACAGGTTTAGAAGACCCGGGTTATATCCCTTTAACTACGAGGACAATAACTGCATTATATATTAATTTTGTACGAGCGTCAATCTAAAATTTTGCGTTTGAAAATTTCTGGGCTAGCTTTTTTTGTCTTTTGATATTAGGTGTATTACCTGTGCCGGAATCTTGGTGTCTAAATAACCCATAGATATCTAAATATCTAGGATCACGTCCGTGTATTCGATAAAACACACTAACATCTTGTGTTAGATGCGCATGTCTTAGTCCATTGATTGTGTTGCCCAAAGGGGCTTTGGAATTCATTGCAGAATCTCTGGATCCATACAATGCTAGATTATTCATTTTTGTAGCAACAAAGTCTTTGAATTTTTCCGCAACAACCGAATCGTAGTCATTTACGTTGAACAGGCTTGATGTGCGAACAACGGTATCCGCATCTGCTTCATACAGAGTCCAGGTAACAGATTGAAACGATTCAATTAAACTTTCTAATTGATTGAATTCACGTAAGCGCATTACGTATTTATGGTAATGGAGGAGGGTGTGGGATTCGAACCCACGGTACGCTCTCACGTACAACGGTTTTCAAGACCGACCGAATAAGCCACTCTCGCAACCCTCCGTGTAAGTTATGAGCGGGATAAGGGAATCGAACCCTCGTCATGAGCTTGGAAGGCTCAGGTAATACCATTATACGAATCCCGCATTGTTTGGCTCCCGAGGTAAGATTCGAACTTACGACCAACCGGTTAACAGCCGATGGCTCTACCGCTGAGCTACTCGGGAATTTTAATAAGCACACTAGGCAAGGTCCTCCTATTCTGTATTCTAGATACAATCCATCGTCTTTGAAGAACGACTGTCCTTAGGGACTAATGTGCTTATTAAAATGGCCCGCCCTATCTCCACGCAGTTTAGCCTTAAAGGAACGAAGAGATTTGAATTCATTCTATGCCGACGGGCAACATAGATATAGACTGAGAACTAGTAAAGCCTGTACGCTCAGTCTGCGTAGCAGTCAGTAAAAATTGGTCGGGGTACTAGGATTCGAACCTAGGAAAACCTCCTGTTCCCAAAACAGGCGCTCTAAACCAGACTGAGCTACACCCCGAAATCTTTATCTAGTCTATCTTTGTATCTTCCGATATAATCATAGATAGACCATTTATTGATACCATGTCTTTGTGCTAATGTATAATAACCTGTTCCGGTATCAATATGTTCTTTATATATCTGTTTTATAAGTTTGTAATCATGTTTATAGTCATAATTTTTCTTATGCTCTGCTCTACATGACTTACAAAATTTATCCTTTCCGTTTTTAACACTAACAACATCAATAAACACACCACATGACTTACAATATCTTTTCCTATGTTGTGGAGCTCTGCCTAACACATATCCGTTTGGTTCTGAACCTGGATACGTTCTTACTGCGTGTAATGTTTCTGGGCAATGAAACCATTTTTGTCCAAATGTAGGATTATTTTCGCCTGCTGCGTCCTTTTTCCTTTGCTCAGAAAATCTTTTTCTCAACCATCCATATAATTTATTATTACGTTCGTGTTTTGATGATTCTGGAATCATCATTATTGCCGCATGTAATAAACTTCTATTAGTTGGATAAATCTTAACTAATAGTTGATGAGCAATATAATGCTCTTCTGCGGTTAGTTTTACAAGATTATCAGTATGGTCCGCTCCGCCTAAACATCTAGGCACAATATGGTGTTTTTCAGTATATCCTTTAATATTACGTTGTTTAGCTCTTTCTATAAGCAAGTCATAATGTTTTTGATAATTCATAAAATTATTTATCAACATTTGACTTTTGCTTCCCAAACAATTGGCGGAAAGGGAGGGATTCGAACCCTCGGTACCCGTATTTAGGTACAACTCCTTAGCAGGGAGACCGATTCAGCCACTCTCGCACCTTTCCTAAATTTGGATCTCGGACGTGGATTCGAACCACG